TTCAGTGGTGCCGACGTTGGTTGACCAGTTGCCGCCCGTTCCGACCACGCCCCTTCCTGTCGTTGATCCGCGGTTTCGGCGCCCGGATCCGCCCGATTGGGATGATGTCTCCGAGCCAGAGGAGTTTGAATTGCCCCCGGAACATCCGAGACGGCGAGGCGAGTGGATTGCCGCTGTTGTGGCCGCACCGCGCTCTAAGAACTTCGTGCGGCATTGGGCTCAATTTGCCGGTCCGCCCCATGTTCCCGAGTTTGCGTGTCCTGAACCAGATTTGCCAGGCTGCATCCCTTCTGCTGATACTCGAAATTTCCACCCTCACCCACAACGCCACGGAGCGCTTAGAGCGCTTCGCCATGTCGCCCGTCGAGCTTTCTTTTGTCGTGCTCTGTTGGATCGGGTGGACATTTACGACTTGGGGGGTTGTGCGTCTTCATGGAACAGCGTCTTGCGGGAATTGTCTTTTTTTGGCGTTCCTGCCGAGTGGTTTCCGAAGATCCATATCAACTCTCCCGTCTTTACGACTGGGCTGGCTGAGCGAGGCGCGCTTGGTGATGCAGAGCACAACAGAAAACATGCGCGGATGTGCCGGCAGCATCCGGGGTTGTTCAGCGGCCGTTGTGAGTGCGAGCACGGCGCTGTGTTTTGTCCGCACGTTGGCAATAAGCGGGTTGTCATGGTCGACAGTTTTTATTACGTACGGAACTACGTTTCCTCTTTCTTCTCCCGGAACGGTGTGTACGTTATCGGCCACGACTACCGCATTTGCGCCGGGGCGTTGTATGACCCGCCTGAGATGGCGTGGGAAACGCGTGATGGCAATCTATATGTCGTCATCGGCGGGGACAAGACCGTGCAATACGTCCATCCGAATTGGTCGTTGTGTTCAAGCCCGACCTGGATCGACGCTTATGGGGCCGGGGTGCGAGCGACCAAGGTGGTTCTCGTGTCGCCGTGTGGAAATGCGCATGCTTACGGTACCTGGGAGTTGAACCTCGTGAGCCGTTGCGACCCTGAACCCCAGTCGGAAATCGTTATCCCCAGCACATTGGACACGGACGTGAGGGAGGGCAAATCGCGAGCTGCTCGAGTGGCTACTCGAAGAGTCGTCGAGGTTGATACGGGCACCCAGTTGTTGCTCGTTCCCGCCGGCGCCTTCGAAGAGCTGGCTCTGAGCTATATCCGCGATCCAACTGATTCCTCCCTAAAACGTGCGGCCTTATCAATCGTGAGTGGCTGTTCGGCCGTCCCTCCTCAGCAGGTCACGGCTGTCGTCACGGGTTTGTTGGCTAATCTCCCGGACTATTTGGATTTGGCGCGTGTGCGCGCTGGCGTTTCGGACCGGCGCTGGTATGTCTGGTTGGGCGTCACTTTTCTCGTGGCGGGCGTGTTGGCCTGGTATTGCCGGAGCCTGGTGGAGTTGGAAATTCCGGTGGCCGCAGTTGCGTTGCTGTGTGCCGCGTCGGTGTCCGCCTCCCTTTGGTTCTGGCTGTCCAGACGCTCCGCCGCGTCGTCCAATCCTTGGTTCAAAGGTTACGGCGGCGCGTTGTCGCCAGTTAGCGTGTATGCCACCGATGCGTACGTGCTTAGCTTGGCCGCGGCTTCTGGTTGGCACATGCGGCGGTTTTTGTCAAGTGCGCGTACTTGCGCCGCCGCCTTCGCCTTTTTTCCGGCCTATGTTTGTCGAGCTTGGTTCGTGTTTTGGGACCACCTTATGTCTACCAAAACGTCCCGTCAAGGTTTGACCTCCTCGTTCGTTGACCACGTGTGTCCTAGCGTGTTCGACGATAAATTTTCTCCGCTGTCTTTTGCGACGGCGTGTAAGAAGTACGGGGGGTGGTTCTTGGATTGGACTAGAGCCCGGGACGCCGCGTTCATTTTCGGCGGTGACGACGAACTCACTTTGCATGCCGACCATTCGAAGAAGCACATCGCCGAGGCGGCCGCCTCCGTGGGGTATGGGGTTACGATGACCGACGCAGGCTTTGTCGATCAGGCCACGTTCTATTCAGGTTTGTACATACCAGTGGTTTATCCTGAAGGTCCGGGACGGGTGTTCTTTAACATGCCGGGGCGCGTGCTGTCCAAGTGCATGTTTGCTGCCGTGCCCTTGCCCACGCCGCGTTTGCAGTTGGCTCGTTTGCGCGACGTTGCATTGTGTCTTGAGGCGTCCGGGGCTCTGGCCATACCCCTTGTCCGAGCGTGGGTCGTGAGGGCGAAGCAGTTATCGCTCTCTGTTGCCGGCATTCGCCTAAAACCGGTTCACATGAGCGATCTACGGAAACAACAGGAACGTACGGGGTTCGCACCGACGGCCAAGCTTGCCCTTACTAGCTCTGCGACGGTTGAATGGTTTTGCGCCCGCTATTCCTTGACCTGGGCTGAGATTGAGGAGGCCGAGGCGGGAATTTTGGCGGCCGGATTGACCGATGTGTACGCCAATCACGCTATTCAGACGGTCATATCCCGGGACACCGAGTGGACCTTCCCGCAATCCGATGACCGCCCTTTGGCTATGGCGTCTGCGTTGTGTGAGGAAGGGTTGAAGATTTCGGCCACTATGTGGGGGGTTGGATCTCTCCTGGTGGCCGCAGCCAATCCTGTTAGCTCCACCATCGGAGTGGTCATCGGCGTCTTGGAAAGTTTCATGTCTATGTCTTTTTGGCCCCTGGTGGCCCACGCGTCACTGGCCTTCATAGGCTCTTTTAACGTGTGGTTGGCTGCCGGAGTGCATTTCGCCTGGAACTACCAAGTGACGTCGCCTTACGCTCCGTTCAGGCGCTCCGCCGCTCGCAGCATCCGTCAGTGCCCGGTGAGTGTTCCCCGAGTAATGCCCGCCGCTTGGGAGTCTTCTTTTTCCTTGGATTTGCGGCGGGGAAATGAAACTTTGGCCGTCATTCGTCCTACCGTTTGGCCGGGGTGGGCCGTGACCGGCGAGTGTTGCGGGCGACCTGTTTATGCGCCTGCTGACACCCCGCGCAAAGGCCCGCCCAATCTGTCGCCGACCGAGTTGTGGGAAAAGGTGAAGCTGTTGCCGTGTTTAGATCGGCCCTCGCCCGCTCCTCAGGTTCTAGGCCCATCTTTTGGGACAGACCCCAACGCCGACGAGAAGTGCGTCCATTCGATGGTCGCTGCGTCGATATTGCGTCGTGGGTCGGCCCGACTGCCGCCTGACCCGGAGGTTTATGAAGGGTTTCAGAGGGAACTGATCAGATTCATGGCCCCACTGCGAGAGCGCGTCAAGCAAGCCGCCATCGCGTCCGTCCCGCACAGGTTTTTGTTCGAGGATTGGTTGCGGCGTCCAACCTTTTCCCCGAGCAGACAGCAGCAGTTGGTGGAAGTTTTTGAGCGCCTCCACGTTGAGGCGTTCCTTGATGCCGATGTTTGGGACATCAAGGCATTCACCAAGCTTGAGCTGGCGATGAAGGCTGAAGCGAAACCGCGTGGAATAAGTAGCTGCTCTGATTTGTATGCTGTTTTATTTGCTCCGTACATTTATGCGGCCGCCAAAGTTATGACCACAGCGTTGAGCCCGAAGGATCCGGCTCACAAGCACTTGAACCTGTTTTGGATGAAAGGCTTGGACCCAAGGGCACATGCTGAGAACTTGGATGAGTGGCTCGATTCCTACCCTTTGTTCGATGCGACGGACGTGTCGGAGTATGATAAGTCGCACCTTTGGCCTACTTTGAAAGCCACGTGCGTGCTCGACTTGATTCTCCCGCCATGGTTGTGGGCTATCCACGAAACTAAAGCTTTCCGCGCTGTGGCTCATTTAACCAAGCACGTCCCAGGCTATACCCTGTCGATGGCCGTGGACGGGTCGACGTGGACCGGGGAAGCCAATACTACCCCCGGTAATTCCTTCATTCGAGCGGTGTTGACGG